TGGGCGAATGAAAACCAAGACATATGATGTGCAGATTGAGGCCATTGTCACCAAGACAATTCGCGTCAATGCGATTGATGAGGATGCTGCCTATGAACTGGCGCATGAGATTTTCACTGTCGCCAATGATGGCGCTATTGAACCCGATCCCGATCAATCCGTTACCTAGCTTACGCATTTTCTTGCTCCACTTCAAAGATGTTTTTTGTGTTCTGCTCGTAACGCTCCTCATGATCATCACGAACAACAGTGAAAAATTCATGCGCCAGTTCATAGGCAGCATCCTCATTAATCGCATTGACGCGAATTGTCTTGGTGACAATGGCCTCAATCTGCACATCATATGTCTTGGTTTTCATTCGCCCATCTCCCCTTCAATGCACTCCCACGCACTTTCATATGCATGATCCCAATTTAAAACCTCACCAATCTCAACCCAGTAATCAGCTAAACTTTTTGCCTCGTGATTAAGGCAAGGTCTGTGATCCATTGGCAGTTCGCCAGAAAAAAATAAAGGGTTCATCTCGTCCTCCTTTGTTAAGCACACCTATATATAAGCAACTATTGCAGATGGTGTCAACAAGAAAAAGAAAAAAAATAAAAAAAGTTTTTGTTGTACCAATGCCTACATTGCCGTTGCTGTAAATGCGCACACAACTGGAGCTTATAACACAGCAGTTGGGAACAAGCAGAACAATTGTTCGGTTGTCCCAATACCTACATTACCGTTGGTACATAAAACACAGCAGTTGGGAATACAACTGGTACATAAAACACCGGGGTTGGTCAGCTTCCCGGCCCCGTTCCCGAACAATTGTACTTTTGATTCACAAAACATAGCAGTTGGAAGGAGAAAGCCCCCGGCGCATGGAGGAACACCGGGGGCAGACCAAGGAAGGACTCAATAATGTCCCGATTTAGGCCAGGGAGTCAACCCCGAACCCGAACAATTATACGGATCCCGAAGGCCCGGTCACAGTGCGCCCCGGTTGTCATCGGAGAAGAGCAGCCGCAAACCCGCAGAAACCCTAGCCCGAGACCCCGAAAAAGCCCGATCCAGGCCCCGAACCCGAACAAATCTACAGGTACAAGCCCCCGAGCTGACCCCGAAGACCGACTCCTCCCCCCGCACGGGGTGTGTGGTACTATTTTACCGTATCCTGCTTATCTTGAACTATATCTTGTGCCTCATGTTCGATAACGTCTACATCTGGTGTTACGTTTACCATGCGTGACTCAGCTAAACGCTTGAATTCCGCCAGTTTGTCAGCGATCTGATCTTTTGTTTGCGCTGTAATATCCTCCTTGACAACGTGCTGCTTGTTAATAAGTAGTCCTGCTGCCTTCAAACGTAGCTCTTCAGCACGAATAGCCTCACTAAATCGCCCGTTCTCCCACGCTTGATCCCGAAGCTTTTTTAGATCCCGAATAGACTTGTCGATTGTTACCCCATATTTGGCCTGTGTCTCTAGACGCATCTCTTGCAGGCGTTCTGCTACCACTGGACTCTTTAACAGCCGTACAGCGGACACCGAGGCGTTCTTGTAGCCTGCCTGCCGCGCTGCTTCTGTCTGTGTCATGTCCTTGTGCAAGTAATTGTTCAAGAACTCCTGCTGTATTGGCTTGAGCCTTTTGTATCCCGCAAGACGCATTTCTTTTGGCAAATCTTCTCCGACCTTTGGCATATTCAATCCTCTCTGTTCGTTCCCACTAAATGGTAAACATTATCGTGGTGTTCGTCTGGGTAGTATATCACCCCTGACGCTGTTTCTTGAAGCCCCGCAAATTCTAGCATAAGTGAAATGATTTTGTTTTCGTGTTGCTGATCCAAAGCATCATCGTAATCGCTTGGCCTACGCACCTCATCAATATCTTCCCACTGCACATACATCGAACACGGAAAGCAGATAGGGTTGCCGTTCAACTCAATCAGATTTTCTGCATCATGAAGCTTGCTGCATATCGAACAAGTGCTCAGTCCATCTTGTTGCATGTTGCGCGTCTTTCTAACTTTCGTATATGGGGTAGGTTACACTACCTACCCATATATATATATATGTAACCATAGGAAACTTTGTAACCATAGGCCTTTTCAATGACTTACACCCAACTCTTAACTTACCTACAGAAGAAATCGGGGCAGGTAAGTAAACCGATTTCGTTAATATATTCAGCAACTTATTACTTACCTACGTTTTACTTACCTATAGGTAACTAGGTAAGTAGGTAAGTAAAAGTTAACCGAATTCTGGTTAATGTGGTATTTATTTACCACACGGAGCCATGACCACAATACCCGCTTTCGGGTGCTTATTTTGCAACGCAGTATAGACTTCGTTCTTGCGTCTATTTGCGCTGTACTTGCATTGATCATACGTTTGATAGGAACCCTGTGCCTTATCGACAAAGCACGGATTAACTGGATCGCCTCCGCCATTAAACATGACGCAAGCAGCAACGATAAACTCATACATCCCACTTTGACCTTTTCACACTAGCTTTCCTACGCAACTGATCTTCTAGGCTAGCAGCCCAAGACCTTTTAAGTCTATTCTTCACCGCCTTTTGCGCTGGTGTTATAACATCTGTTCTAACATGAACTCTATGCTTTGCTGGCGCGACTTCCGGCAGACGCAACGCCGCAATAATATCTTCTCTTGATGGAACTCCCACTACACCCTCCTTGCTTCAATGCGAACAATTTCACTGGTTCCTGGCCTCATATGAAGATCCACGTTCCAGTGGCACTTCACATCTGCTGTAGTAAGCCGAACAATTTCGCTCCCGTCCACCTCTACAACCCGTTTCTGCTGGTCAACAACATAGTTATACCGCTCGCTGCACTGACAGCCAAGCGATACATTCATCAACGCATCGACCTTTTCCTTGATCCGATCAAGAGCAACGTCCTCGTCCATCAGGAACCGCAACTCTTTTAGACCCCAATACATTCTATTTTGCTCAGACATATCAGTCTCCTCACAGTAATAAGGCAAGAACAATACTTACCAACCAAAACTCAACCATCACTAATCCCCTTTAACAAATGGCAGATAACATCAACTGTCCAACCGTTGCCCAGCATCTTATACCTCTGTGTATTGCTAACATGAGCCGTATAATCATCGGGAACTGTTTGCAGCCGCTCACATTCAACTGGCGTTAGCTTTCGCCACATAAGCCGCATATCTTCGCTATATGCGTCAGGATAACGACCTTCTGGCAGTGGAGACAACAACACATCTTTTTCTACCGTTGAAAGACATCTGGATTTGTCCACCTCATGCACTTCTAAACACTGCGTGATTGGAACGCCCTTGTCATTGTCTTTGCGAACACCATCCTCGTTCAGCCTACGGCCAACGATAGACGCTGGGTAAAGAACTTTCGGTTCTAAATTGCCGCCAGAAGCCGCCGCCAATGTAGGCGCTTTGCCTTCTGTGCTGTAAACACGCCTATTGTAGCCATGACCCTTTAGATCAGCTTCACCAGCTAAGATCATTCCGGATTTGTTCTGGTTATCGTCAAGATCAAACACCAACTGTCGGCGGCGCTTTTCAAAATATGACTTCAAATTACCGCCCTTGAAGTAATTTGCATCCAAACAATGTGACTTATCACGATCTGTATACCCATCCTCCAGAATATCTTTAAGAACAATTCTCTTGTTTTCGGGCATAGAGTCCACAGGAATATTTGTCCAATACAGACGATCCCTATTCTGCGCTGATACTATGTTGCTGTTAATCCGAATAGGCTTCACACCTAATTGCTCGGAAATAATATCTTGGAACTCCTGTTTCATATTGACGTTTTCCAGCAGAAACCACTTAGGCTTACACTCTTTCAGAACACGAACAAATTCAAAAAACAACTTGCTACGGGAGTCATCAAAATTAAGCCGCTTGCCAGCCCAAGAGAAACCCTGACACGGACTGCCCCCGATCAATAGATCAATATTCTCGCCATCAAACATTTCTGGCCAGATTACATTCTGCACATCACCGATATGCACTATGTCAGGCCAGTTAGCTTTCGCCACCTTCATGGCATATTTGTCAATTTCTGATGCCCAATAATTTTTAACATGGAAACCGCACCGCTCAAGAGCGATGCGGCCACACGACATGCCATCAAAAAGGCTCAACACATTTACGCTTTTTTTAAAAGACTGGTTCATAAACCGTCCCATCCATGTAAGCTTTGTTTAGCTGAGACCAACGCAACTCTAGCGCAGTGGCGTCTTTGCCTTCCCACTTTGCATCGTTGATCTCACTCGCTACCCGCATCATTTCAGATAAGATTGGAACCAAACGCTCGTCATTTGCGGCATCTGGGTACACTGGATCAATTAATTCAAACATCGTTATTACCTCGTTTTGTTTGTTAAGTCACATATACTCAAGCAATGATTGCAGCATTTGTCAACAAAAAAATCATGCAAGAGAAAAACTGTATCCCTTATATTCATCTTTTACTGCATCATGCCTTGCGTCAAACAAATAGCTTTTGTCCAACCCAAAATCATCGTAGCCACGCAAAATGCTATTAAAGTAGTTATTCGATGGCGCACTGATACCATTATTATTCATGCGGTACGTCAGCATTCCATTGATGAACACCCTGCGGTATAAACCACTGCTAACACCCTCATAACGATCAAGAGCAATCAAGCAATCGTCTGTCACATCCCAGATGCCAACTGGCAACATCGCGCCATCTTCTGGCTCGATGTCGGCAACGCCACGGAACACTAACTTCCAATTCGGGAAGTAAGCCGCACCTAACGGCTCTGCCTTCGGGCAGCGGTAATTCATTTGCGGCACATCAAGATTTGATCCATAAGCAAAGTACAACATTAAAACTCCTCTTCTTTGTTGTTAAGCAATAACTTAATATAGCAATTATTGCACAATATGTCAATAAGAAAAAGAGGGGTGTACAACACCCCCCTTCCAATACACCGTGACGTTATAGCGTTA